AACGCTTTGCTGAACTGTTACTAATTTGATATTTTATCTCACCTGACGTATTAGCAACAAATGTTGCAATCACCGGCGAAGCGGTGCTAACACTTGAGCTACGTGCTACACCCAAGTTTAGGTTGCCTAAGTAGGCTCCCGTTCTTGGGGCAGTACCAGATGTGTACGTTTCACCTATAGCAACAAAGTTCGTTGCTCCAGCAGTGCTTGATACTGTTGTAACATTGTCTCCAAAATAGTTGTTTATACTACTATAGGAATCCACGCTATTAAGAACAAAAGCAACATTGCTAATTTGATCATAGTAGCTGTTTAAAACATTTAGTGCAGTTGTAGTTGTCCCCATATTAACAAGGCCATTGCCGCCACCTAATATTTGAACAGTATCAAGAGTAACATTCTTTGTTGCAGTACTGGTACTGAGTATTTCTACAACATTAGGATAGTGTGTTCCTGGATTGACATTAGAAACAAAAGCAGTATTTGTAATTCTTACATTACTTGCACTATCAAGGTTAAAAATTGGACGTTCTATAGATAGGTTACTATTCCAGAATTTGATTCCTTGGATGTTGATATTGCTTGGCAAAGTTGCACCACCTGATCCAATTGTTCCTCCACTCTGGAATGCACTGTCTGATACATTCGCTACACTTAAATTACCATATTGTAACTTAATTATACTGCTCAAGGGACCGTCACCTTGTAAACTTGCGTAAGGCGGAATGCTTATTACATTACTTGTTAAGTAGGTTCCTGCAGGTATGTAAATTGTTCTGCGTGTGCGAGGATCATTTAAATTTTCTGTTTCTTTGTATATCTGTTGGATAGCACGACGAATTGACTCTGTATCGTCTGTAACTCCGTCACCTGTTGCTCCAAAGTCTCTGACATTAACAAAGTCATCAAATTTTTGTTGGAAACTGCGTACTATTGGATTTAAAACGCTACTGCCAGTTTGCACAGTGTAATCTGTAACATTTCCTTTAAAAGTGTACGAACCAATTAAAGCGGCTAGGTCAGTGTATTGTGTTAAAACTTCGGTAACACCTGTTGCTGGTGCGCCTTCTTCTATGGTACCGTTACCAATGTATAATTTACGTGTGTCTACACTCCACCCGAGCTCTGCACCTGCAAGTTGTGGTAGATCTTGATTAAGACCTCGTCTATGTTGAATTCTACTTATTTGGGTAACAGCCATCTATCAAATCCTCATTATTTTATATTTATGCGATTTGATAGTATAGCTCAACTCTCTTCATCCACTGTTCACTCCAGTGATCAAATTCATCAGCTTCTAGTACAAATTCTTGATATTGCGGAGTATCATCCTTGGATTCTGGCTTTGCACACATTAAGATAACACCTGTGTTTATATCAGTACCGTGCATTTCGTTATGTGCTTGTGCATACGCTGTTAACTGCAAAAAATAGTCGCCAATCCACTCACGCTTCTTGGGTTTGTTGGTTTGTTTAAAGTCAATTATGGCTGGTCTACCATTCCACACGCCAACACAATCAGTTGTACCTGCATACAACCCATCGTAGTAAACTGGCACTTCGCAACCCCAATATTCATTCTCACTGTTCATTCCTTTTAACACAACTTCTGCGGCCATAAACCACGCAGTCTGTGCGTATGGATTTGTTGGAAATGCTCCCAGGTCGTCTTCTTTTACAAAGCGTTCAAGATAAGCATGCATACGTGTTCCGCGACTTGCGGCTTCAGTTACAATTTCCTGTGCTTTCTTTTCGCCTACACGCTTCTTCCAGTTGCGCAGAGCTTGCTTTTGTTCTTCAGGTTTGGTGCGATCCAGTATTGTGGTTACGCTGGGCAACTTGTTTCCGGTAGGTGTTGCATAGTATCGTTTACCGTCAACGTTTACTCTGTTGATTGGCTTGTATTCATATCGTTCAGTTATCATGTGTTTTGATCCGTAAAGTTTTGATTTGTTTATTAATGGTCAAGAAAGTGAGATTTTGACTCAAAGTTGACAACAATTTTTCCGTCCTTTTTTGTCAGACTATTTTTTACATAGTCCGACTGCGAAATATCATCAGTTAAGTGTTCTGCTACTAATCGTAGAAATTTAATACTATAAGCCCATTCTACACCTGTTAATTTAAAATGGCAAGTGCTTGACGGGTTTTCGAGTAGTGGGATGCCATTAAAATCAATTGTATAAAAAAATTTATTTTTTACTATCCAGTTTTCCGCTAAATTGGCCAACAACTTTTGATATATAGTTGAATTTTCAAAGGATCTTACTACTGCATCAAAGTCAAACCTGGCAGTAGATTGCTCTCTAAAGTAAACCAATGCTGAGTAAAATGTTGACAAAATTGACATTTCAACATAGTCCTGCTGTGAAAAACTCACACATGATTTTGTGAATTGCCCCGAAAAGAACTCTTCGCCATTGAATCGCACAGCGTTGCTATACTCAAATTTAAAACCATCTTGGTAGGTTTTGTCTCTAGCGGCAGGACTGGCTGATAGTAGTTCACTAACAAATATTTGCAAGAACGTGGCTTCACTTGCAACTGTATTAAGAGTTTGTTTCCACGATTCAACAGTTTGTCCGGGAAGTCCTTGAATTAATTGTACCTGACTAGGTTTTTTAGGATAGTATTCCCGTAGCTCTTTCATTATCTTTACATGAACGTCCCACCCCACATCGGGCCTATCTATATTGGTTAAGATATCTTCGTTAATATCTTGAACACTAATTGTGAATCCAGCATTATCAGTAACCAGGTCTGCTTTTGCTAAATGGTGATATATTTTTAAATTGTTTTCTTTTCTTAATTTACTAAAGTTGCCATCTGTTCTAAACCCTGCACCTTCTTCTATATTCTTCTTAGCAAGATATGCAACCATGTCAATATCTTCCTCATACTGACCAACATTAGCGTCAGCAAAATAGATACCTTTTATTCCTAGTTCATGAAACAAATCTATTTCATCTTCATAAGTTCCTTTACGCCTGGTTGTTTTGTTAGTGAGCCCGCTATTCCAGTCACAGAACGTACATTTATAAGGACACCCTCTAGTAAGCTCGTATGGAACAATAACCAATAGATTCTTATCTAACATTTGTTTTACCATACTAGAAAACAAACTCACATTGTGGGTATAAGGACTTATTTTTAATTGTGGCACATACACAAAGTCGGCTATTACTTGTTTGTTCTTGTCTGCATCAAACCATGCTATGTTACTGGTATTGATCCTGAGAAGTTTTTTATTTGTAAGTACACTTTCCACTAGATCAGCAAATCCAACTTCTCCTGCTCCATATAAAGCATAGTCAATTGCTGGATTGTCTTGAAAAAAATTATCATTTATGTTTACATCAACACTAGGACCTCCAGCTACAAATAAAATATTCTTATCCACATACGGCTTGATACGCTGTATTTGGTCTGTCAGAAAGTCGTTGTTCCAAATATAATGACTTGTACAGAATATATCTGGTTTTTCTTGGTTTATTTTTTCGATTAATTGATCGTCTGACATCTTTTGCTGAACTGGTACAATCCATTCAATTTGGTCAGCAATGTTCTTCTTGTTATAATCAATGTATGTTTTGAGATAGAGTGCGGCAATACCTAAAAATATTTGTCGGTCAGTTGATTGGCCCAATGTATCATTGGCATGATAAAAGAAAATTTTAAGCATTGTGTTGTTGTAACATTATAAGACTATAATGCACTAAAGTCAAACTGTTTGAAATTATAAATCTGGGCGAGATTTTGCGGCACGTTTGGCCATTGAATCAACTTTTTTCTCTGGTGCTGTTTTTGGAGCAGTATCTTGTTCGGTATCTATATTCTCATCGTCTACATTAACAGGTTTAATATATACGTACTTGACCAATTCACCACCTTGTCCCAGTGTTACTTTACCATCGTTGGATTGCACAGTAACATCCTTGATGTCTTTGATAATGCTTCCAACCTTGTCGTTGTTCTTGGTTACATTAACCAATGTATCAAAGTTGAATTGAGGATATCCTGCATCTTGAACAAGATTGATTAGACTATCTGCACGTATACGAGGCTGTTTGTGTGTATCAGCGGCTCTGTTTTGTAGGTAACTAAGGATGGTAAGCAGAGCGGCGTTTTCGTATTCCTCGCCGCCCTCTTCAAGCATGTCGTCGATGACATTCTCAACAATATCATTGACTTTCATTTACTTAGTCTCGCTTTTCGCGACCAACTACATCGTCACCGGCGGCTGGTTCTGTAGCATCAAACTCGTCACCAACCTCAACATCAACTTCGCCAGCTTCTACTGGAGGAGCCATATCTGCTTCTGGACCGCCTACTGCCATGTCCATTGGTTGGTCTGTTTGCTCACCTGCTAATGCACGAGCTGCCATATCCATCTGCTCACGTGATGAACTAATTGCGGCTTGAAGTGTTTCCAATATACCACCAACACTTGCTTTGAAGTTTTCTGCTTCTGTCATGCCAATTTGATCACGGATTGTGTCAAGTAGTGCTGGCATTTGCTCGTTAGCCATTTCGCTAACATCTTCAAGCATGTCTTGTACGCTGTCAACCATATCTTTAGCGGCTAGTATAGCCTGGCTACGACCCATTTCACTTTCTTGGATTAGTTGTTCTTTGTTCTCAACCATCCATTTGTGAATTCCTTCACGTACCATTAACAAGTGCATGTATTTTGGATTTGTTTCTGCTTTGTGTATACCGTGACTGTTTTTAATCTTGTCAAGGCTTTCTGTTAGAGCATTAGCAAGACCGTATGCTTTACCAAAGTCTAGTTTGCTGTAGTCAATTTTATTGCCGAAGCGGCTTTCCATAACTTTATTAATTTTAGTAGCCGAAGGCTTGGTGTTCATTTCAGTTAGTCTCATTGTTCATATTCCCAAAGTTAATGTATTTAGCCGAGTTAATTGTTTTCCGTAAATTGGCTACAGCTTCTTTTTGACGTAACTTAGCGTCAATATATCTATTTAATAATATTTCTTTTCTTTCGCTATCTTTGCAGTCCTGCGCTACTCTAATATTTTTTGTGTAGTGTTGTAAGTCAGAATTTAAATTTCCAAGTTTAGTATCGTATTCGAGTATATTACGACTTTGTGTATATAGATCTTTAATGCAAGATAAACAATACAAAATAGCGTTAAGTCTCGACAAAAAACAATGGACGAGTTGTCTGTCTCTGGTTACTTCCCAGCAGTCTTTGTGTATACCCTTGATTTCGTACGGACCAACAAAAAACCTGTAATCACCAAGTGGAATAACTACAGGTTTGTTTTTAAATTTATTAAGTTCGTTGTTTGTAAATCGCTTGATATACGCAACTCCCAAGTTGAGTACTACATCAGCCAATGCCTTTTCTTGCTTTGTAGATAATCTTGCCTTCTTCATTTGTTTGTCTTAGTAATATATCTTTATTAACAAGTGAGTTTGCTAATTCTTGTTCTCGTTCGTTTAGTTCAGCTTTTCTAATTACAGGTTTTTCCTGGAATTGGCCTAACACATCCGATTCCTCATTTGTAATAGGCAGGCTAACTTTATTTACTAGTTCTACGATCTTCATGTTTATTTTATGGTTAGTTGAACAATGGTAGCAATTAAACCTGCGAGCAGTGCCGCACCCACAGCAGTCATTACACCAATCAATGTTTTATTGGATTCATTGCTGGCCACTTCGCCCATGGTTTTAAATTCACTTAATTTAGCTCGTACATATATGATATGCTCTTCTACACCGTTAAGGCGTTCTTCAAGTTTATCTAGTTTTTTGTGCAACGTTTTATACCTTTCAGCGCATAAATCAACGTGCGCTTCAAGATCTTTTCTTTCACTCTCTGCCATTACTGTTTCCGTTTCGAAATTTAATTTTCTTTTGTGATACAGGGTTCTGTAGATTTTACAATATTATATGCCGTAAGAGTGTGCCTATTCAAGTGCCGTTAATGTTATATTTATAACGATACACGTTGATTAATAAAGTGTATGTTTTTAATTGCGCCGTATGGATGAAAAATGGGCAACATAAATCTTGCTGTTTCATCTAGTCCTTGTATAATTGGAACTTCGGTAAAATCTTCGTACAGTAGCCCGTGTTCACTTTTGTTGTTTTTGAATACGCTCACAGCTTCTACACCAAAACTAAAATGCCATACAGTGTGCTTACCTTGGTACATTTCACCAAAAATACTGTCACCAGTAATCTCGTACTCACTGTCATGCGGTCCGTCCATTTCAAGCGGTTGAGTTCTCAGACTGAGTACCTGTATCAGTGTTTCCCAGTTGCGCTGTTGGTTACGCACGTGATCGTTGCCAGGGCGACTACGTGTTACTCCGGTGTTGGTTATATCTACTAGTGTGAACCCTGTGTAGTACTGCATAAAGATATTTATTGCAGGCTAACTTACCGTAAAACTTGTTCCCTCTGCGACTGTGGTTGATCCAAGGTTTACAGCACCTTTTGATATTCCTATAGCCTGTATTTGTTGTTGCAAAGGGTCGGCATCCAAGCAACTGTGTGCTTCAACACATACATGCACGGTTCCGGTTGCACCTACACTGCTTACTGCTAGTAAACCTGGAATGGCTTGCAGTATTGCTTCGTATGCTTCATCACTGCCGTCATCTTCAAAACGTAGATCTACACCTGTGTCAATCTTAAAGAAACGTACACTACCGCCAAAACGATACAGTGTATCTGTTGATCCTGCAAATTCATATCCTGAACTTCTTGTTATTCCTGCCATGGTGTATAGTCTCCAAGACTATTTAGCCACAAAAAAAGGTGCCGGAGCACCTTTCTTGTTTGGTTTAAGTTATTA